GCTCCCTGTCATAGATCCGAGCAAGTCGGAAGCCTTGAAGTCTAGGGGAGAAGGTAAATCAAAACAAGCGTTTTCCATTATCGAAGTCGTTTTACTGTAATATCAGCTGTATTATACTGGTTTCTATTTACTTTCAAGTATGCTGGCTCTGAATGCAAATTAAGACGCTTATCATACTGACCTTGTCATGCCATAGCAGGTACTACAACCTTTGTAAAGTTTTTTCATTCTGTAAATTGCAAAGCGTGTGTGTGTCATGATAGCATTACGGTATATATTCATACCTGCCCATGTGCCACTATAATCTGTTCAGGTTTTTGTTTTGAAAATGGTCATTCACCGTGTGATATAATGTACTGTATATTATCAGCAATAAATGTGTTTATATGTTCCTTAAAGTATTCAACTTCAATCCCAAGATTTGATACTCATCGTTTGATAAGTTCGTATACAACCAATGCGCCAGTTCTATATATGTCATCATCATTCTTAATTGTCAACCTGTCATGATTTCATCACAATCCCTTGAAGTATACTGTTTTACCTGCCCTTGCTATACCCTGTAACCACTTTTCAAATATCTCAACTGTATTCATTATAAGCTCAAATCCATACCCATAATTTTGTTCTGTGCCATATGCTAGTTGGGCCGAGTGCATCCCATTTTCCGAGAATGATTCGACAAGGTCTCAAAGACAAGTTATGTGTACAATATCCGCAGGGTCTGCTATAATATCCTGATACATTTGGTCAAGTCTTCGTATTACTCAAGCTGTATCATTTTTTCCTATGTGTATATCTGTAAGAATAAAATGAGATTCTTTTCCATTTGGCTTATAGTTTGGCACAAAATCAAGAGCAATAGGCTCGTGCATTGCTATTGCTTCCTGTACCATATCCAACTGATACTGGAAGTTCGCAACTGTCTTGAGTGCCTTCATTGCCTTCTCTTTGAACTGCTTGTCGTACGACCTGACGAACTTTCCTATCTTGGTATCGATATGTTCTTCGATTCCTTTTTCAATCATTTCATCTACCTCCTCTTCTGAAGAGTTCTCGAGTGTATAAGGAGAGTAAATATGTGAGTCCTTTACCAGAGATAGCCTGTTCTTAATAGTTGCCCAAGCCTGTGGCTTTAGATTGTACTTCTGCCTCATCTGCTCTCCCGATAGGTTAGCACCTTTGGAAGAGTAGTCTTTGAACATTGCGTCAATCTCCTCAACTGGTATGACAAAAAGTGATTTACCTGCATCGAGTTTGTAACATAACTTTCCGTCTTTCTCGAATATCTCATATGACTTCTTCTCCTGCTCGTTTACCTCTTCGATAGCCTTCTCAAGTGTTTCTCCAATGTCGTCAATGTCCTTTTGTATTTTAGCAACCATATATCGAACAGTTCGCTCGGAAATAATAACATTAAATTTTTCCTTTACCTTTTCGGATATAACAGTGCTTGAATAGTCCCCTCCAATTTCTGATATATATTTTTGTATTAACTTCTTTTTTGGTAGTATCAGATCAGAATAGTTTTGCATGGGCTATATGTTAAGCAATAATGATATGGTTTTTACTTTTGAGTGTCTCATATGCGTGGATTAGATTGTAACCTTCTTACCTCCCTCAAAACACTTGCCATGACTAGCTCTGATACCCTGTATCGTATTTTATCAATACTACTATCCACAAATATGTAATTCCCTCGCCTCCCCTCTTCTATCGCTTGCAACTTGAGTATTTCTGATAATACAGAATCGGAGATTGGAACTAGCATATTATGGAACGTAACGAGATAGTATTTCATTAACTTCATCTTCAGTTTTATCCTTTATCCATCTTACCCAGTCGTGAGGCATCGTGGTATATGACATTATTGTGGCTCACTCTGGAGTAAGTTCAAGCGGAGTTGGGTTGTCCCTGTCCTTCCACACTGTTACTCTTGCTTTTCCGTCTTTGTGGCGGTATATAGTAACATCTTGCATGTGCATAGTGATTATTTATATGGTTTTTTTCTGCACGACTTCGTTGTATCTCTTTTTGATTTCCTCCTTTGGCATCTCCATACATTCTATTCAAGCATCTGATAATCTGCAAATTCAAGTTTCTAAATCTTTTGTTACCGCTATTACATTCGGGAATGTGATGAAGTCCTTGTAAAATAGTATTCCCTCGTTACATATGGTAGATGACTGTATTTTGACTGCTTCTGTTATCTTCGCTATGACCTCTGATTGCTCTTTTGTACACTCCGCATTTGCAAGTGTAGAGACAAGAGATAGAGCGATAAGAGAAGTTTTCATTATTTCTTTTTGATTTTACTTAAATCAATTTCGATTATTTCAAGTCTTTCGTTAATGCTTGCAGTGTTTCTTTCAAACGATGCTACCACTTTATCTAGGCTTTCTTTGAATGTAAGTTGAAGCTGTGCCATTTGAGCCCTATGGTCTTCGTCTTTCTTGGGGAGATAGGTAGTAAGAAACCAGTACCCAAGACCAACAAACAAAGCAAAATAAGAGCCCTGTTGAAGTATTGATTTAATAAAATCGTTTTCCATCTTATGTGTTATAATGATACTTTCTTTATAACAGTTTTTCTGTTTTTTTCAAACAAAAGTATTTACTTCCGAATTGCCGAACTGCGAGATAGAAGACTATAGAGAGCCCGATGTAGTATAGTTTCCAGTTTGATTTTAGTGAGTCTCGGATAAGTCGGATGAAAAAACCATTATCAGCCTTTAATCTATCCTCTTCGCTTCCTCACTTGAGATATGCAAAATCATGTATCCAACTATTGGACTCCCGAAACATCGGAGCAAGCCACTTGAGCATCTTTCGCAAAACTGGTGCGTTGCGTGGTCAGTATCCATTAACTATCCCATACGCACGAAGTAACTGCCATTCTGCTTTGGAGAATGATGATGGTGGTGCGGTAAGTAGTTGAGATGGGGAACGCATTAGAAATCTGCGTAAAGTAATCCAATTTCAGTTGAGTTGAGGACTCGGTTGTAAAGTCGTGCCTTCTTCATATTTCCAGTATAATACTGTCAAATAGGGGCAGTATCTCCATAGCACCCAAAAAACATATTATTTGTAGCTTCTCCAACAGCATTCGTTGTAGTAGCTATATTTGCAACTTGAACTCAATTTACAAATAATGTTCTATTGCTCCCATCATAAGTTTGAATTATGTGTGTCCAAGTATTGGCTGGAATTGTTATTCAAGAATTCCAAGTAGAGTTACTTCAAAAGTTATGCTCTGAACAGAATACAGAGGAAGCACATCTAATTGCCCATCATCCGCTATAATCGTTTGCATTATCTTTTTGTAAAATTCTATTTGTTACAGCTCAATTCTGATATACCCATATACTTTGAGTATAAAAACCAGTCAGTCTAATGTTAGTATTATCAGTCACCATTATTGTACCATTTGTACCATTAAATACAGCACTTCCTGAACTATATGTCATATTATAATCCGTCCCATTATAACCATTCCCACTTGTATCATTTGAGTTAGATGCAAGTAGGTATTCTGCAACGAGTCAGTTTCGAGGGATTCAATTATTCCCCAAAAACATTTGCTGTATAGCACTCATTATATAACTGATGAAGAGATACTGGCAATTACATCGTTTTTGATTTTTTCATCTGCAATTTTGCGAGCCTCTGCTTCGATACGCTTATCGTATTCGATGTAATGATTTTGAGCATCAGTTGCAATCATTGCTTCGTATACCTTTTTGATAAACTCAAAAGGTGTTTCAGGATTTGGTTGTTCAAATCAAGAAACTAATATGGTTTCGATGTAGCCTTTTTCCTTTGCAAGGATAAGCGCTTGTGCTTCTGTGAGTGTTGCTGAGATGTTGATTATCATATAATAGAAATTAGGAAAGATTTGTACCACTGATTAGCCAACGAGTCGATGTGACTTTGATAGCGGTGGCTATGCCGTTGGCTGCGAGTGTTCTGCTTCCTGTCGTTCCAGTTCATGCAAGAACAAGAGTATCTGTGTTTATTGCAATAGTTATCGCTCCTGCGGATGAATCGTTTATATACGTAAAAGCCGTACCGATTGGAAGTGGCACTGCACTGTTTGCAGGGATTGTCCAAGTTCGAGGTGTTGTATCTGCGGAAGGATGATAAATATGCTTTCCGCTATCAGCAAGCGTCAAAGTATACGAAGCACTCTGTGAGTTCTGTGGGACTTCTAGGAAGCCCACATTTGCTCACTCAACTGCTATACGTCAAGCTGCTGACCTTGTAATACTAGTGTCAGCATTCTCTATATTTATGAACGGAAAGATATTAAATTTCATATTTAGATAACCATTACTCTATGAAGTATCGCTCCTGTATTCTGAAGTGCATACACCCATTGGATGTTTTTTGTAGAGTCGTAATTCTTTACCCAAATCTTATTTCCAAGAAGTGCTGTTCCGTCAGGGAATAGATTTGTTGCAAAAGCATCAAGATAGTTTGACCGAACTGAATACTTAAAGAATCGATTTGTTGCATCTTTTCGGATAAATATAAATCTACCCATAGCGAAGTATGATGAACCAGTTGAGAATGTTTCCGCTGCATTGGAGTAAGTTACAACCTGCCAAGCTCCTGCTCCTGATGTACCTCCTGCAATATCAAAGCGATCAAGAACTGAAGTACCTCATCGGAAAGAATAGATGTATCTTCCGTCTTTTATATTAGACTCATCAGCCCATATTGCATCTCCAGTTTTTCCTATTCCCACTGCCCCCATTCCTGCGATTGGAGCACCAGCACGGGCAGTTGTTGGAGCCATTGTAGACCAAGTGTTTGTTGATATGGTGTACTTGTACATAGTAACCGCATTGTTTCCAAGAAGATAAATGAAATCTTCATTTGCAGTGATTTCGTATTGGCTTGTTGCATCAGGAGTGGTAGTCCATGCTGTACTTGTTGTAATTACAGTCGCAGTGTTGCTTGCAATAGTTCGTATTTGTCCTATTCCAGTACCTGCTGTAATTCGGATTTGGAAGTTTGTCCATTGGTTTACTGTCCAAGTCTTTGCGGAGTTGGTAAGAGTTGAAGCTCCACCTGCTGTTGCGGTTCCAGTTGCTTGAATTTCTCCAAAGTTGTATGCACATACCATTTTTCCATCAGTACCCCAAGTTGCAGGAAGCCCTGTTGTAGATAAAGAAGCCTGCCAAGATGCTGTTGCAACATCGTATACCTTAAATATACCAGCTGCAATAGTACCAGCACTCATTACGAAAAATCTACCAGTATTAAGTCGGAATGTGTGAGTGTTAAGAACTGCGGTTGAAACTGCTGAATCAAGTGTAAGAGTAATGTTTCCAGTTCCTGCTCCTGACATATCAACAGAGGCTATCGTTCTTCGAAGTCCAGTGTTAGTTCCTGAAGATATAAATTCAATAGTGCTTCCTATGGTAAATCCGTTGAAATTGTGAGTTGCAGCCGCTACGGTAACAGTTGTTGTAGACCCTCCGTTTGCGGTATAGGTAATAGACCAAGGATGATATTCCCCACAAGCCCCTGCTCCAAATGTTCCAGCAAGTGCTCCCGATGCTATTTGTAGCCAAGCATCGTCAGCATGGTCATATAGATAATGTGTTGTCGCATTAACTACATACATTGAAATGTTGAAGTTTCCGCTTCAAGGAGAAACCACAAAACTTCCCGCTGCGGTATTCGCAGGTGCAGGAGTCATGAATTGAAAACTCTTTCTGTTGAGTAATGGTAAGTTACCGTTTGTTACTGCCATATTGTAAAAATTATGAGATTATTATGTTGTCGATGTTTGCAAGCGTAGCTTCCATATTCTGCAAAGCAGGAATTTGTGGGTTTGCTGCGTATCCTCACATGCTTGTTTGGTTTGATAGTGTGGTAACAGTTGCAACAGTTGTAACTTGTGTAACGTTACCGCTTATACCCACAGTTCCGTCTGTTACAGTTACACGAAGGTTGTTCGCAGGTCATCGTACTTCAGCAAGAAATCCAAGCCTTGAGACATACTCAAGGATTGTTTCCATTGTGTTTTTCAGCGCTCCGATTGGTGTGAATGCCATATATTAGAAAATTAAGTAATTAGTACCATTCCAAAACAAGTCTATGCTTTCATCTTCTACGCTTAATGATACTGAGGTATCTCAATCGATATTCCCATTGATTGTAACGTAATTGTCTGAAGAATCAACCTTCTTCACACGCAAGGTTTCTCAAGAGGTTGTACCGTTAGCAAGAGTGAGTACAACTTCTCAAGCACTAGCATCTACACCATAGAAATAGTCTTTGACAATCGTTTGGTTTGTAGAGATTGCGGAATAGGTCAAACTTGTTCCTCCGCCTCCTCCTGAAACAGCATTATCTACATATGTTTTGATGGCGTTTTCTGTTGGTGAAACTGTTTCGTTAGTTCCTAATGTGTTTGAATTTGATAGTGGTGGTTGTGGCTGAATGAATATTTTTCATGATAAGGCAGAGAGGGCTTCTGTTATATTTCATAGCCTTACGACATAGTTTGGACTTGATGGTGGGATATTGGTTATTTCTCCGGCGGTTGAATCTGAAAGATATATGGGTTCTCAGTCAATAGATGAAAATGTGGTATCTATTCAGCCTAAATCTCCGCTTAATTGTACACGACCATAAGTGGCATCTGGTATATCTTCAGCAGTGATTCATATGCAAGCAGAAGTTGATAGCGCATCTGCTTTTGCTAAATTTATCCAAACATCTCAAGCACTTGATGATTCTATGTATACAGCCTTACCCTTATCTATTTGGCTTCAGGTATTATTTGAGCATATCTGATAAACCTCTTGCCCTAAATTTATACTATCAGTTGAATCTATTTTTAATGATAGAGTTTTTTTGTTTGAGTTCCAATAGGTTTCACCAGCCACTGGTGTTCCAGTTGGCATGAGTGAGTGTCTAAAGGTATTTGCAGAAATAGTACCATCATCATTAAGTGTAGCAACAGAGTTTTTTATTGCTCATCCAGTAGTTCAGTTAAACCTTGCAATAGCATTATTTGTTGAGCTTGCTGGTTTTGAAACTTTATTGGATATTGCAGCCGTAACCATTGGCTGACTAGGAATTTTGATGTTTTCGTATACCACACTCATTGGGTCAAGTGGGTCGGTATATTTTACAACTGCCTGTAATCAGGTTTCGTAATCGAAATCTGTCCTCATTCAGAGTTTACCTGAATTTGTCGCATCTGCTACAAGGTCTGACGTAATCTCTTCTATAATATCTTGGTCTCCAGTGTTGGTTCCAGACGATGTTCCAGTAACTGTACCACCACCAGTAGCAAAATCCGCATCAGTAAGGGCTGTATTAAATTCAGCCAATGTTCCAGTTATTCCAACAATGCTTGTTTGGTCTCCTGTGTTGCTTCCGCTCAAAGTAGTGATTCAAAGCTTTGTTTTAATGGTGGTATCCGTTTCATCGCCAGTATTCGTTCCACTGCTTGTTCCTGTAACTGTACCACCACCAGTTGCAAAATCTGCATCGGTTAATGCAGTATTAAACTGTGCGATAGTACCAGTAATTCAAACTATACTGGTCTGGTCTCCTGTGTTGCTTCCGCTTAATGTTGTAATACCGAGTTTGCTTTTAATACTGGTGTCGGTTTCGTCTCCTGTGTTAGTTCCTGTTGCAGTTCCACCACCTGTTGCAATATCGTTATCGGATAGGGCTGTGTTGAGTTGAGCCGTTGTAAATGAGCCAAGAGAAGTTGGAAATGTACCCGTTCCGCTTCCAGTTACCGCTCCCGTCAAAGTAATGGTCTGGTCTCCAGTATTTACTCCGCTATTTGTTCCAGTAATGTCAGAAGTAAATGCTACCGTTCCGCTTGCATCTTTGAAAGTATAGACTCGTGCAGCAGTTACAGCATCTGCATCAAAGGTTACTTTGTTTAGTCCGTTGTTTAACCAAGCAAGATTTCCGTTTGAGTCTGCAAATATAGTTGATGCAGAGCCAGTTGAAGAAGGGTCTGATGCTTGATGCTTCAAGTGAACATGTCAGGCTCCGTTAGTTCAGTTTACATTAACACTTGTAAATGCCACCGCAGTTCCGAGCTGTGCCGAGTTGTCTATAAGAGCCTCTTGTGCATCTGTTACATATCTTTTGTCTGTAATATCTGAAATATCGCCAGTATCTAGCAATACATTTCCTATTTCTCAGTTCACTGAAAAAACACCACCGCTAGGAAGTGCAGCAACTGTGGATTTTTTTGTTACACCGTCTGCATTATCAAAAAACACGATGAAGTCGTCCTGTGAGGCAAATCCAACGGGTAGTCCTGATATTTTAGTTGGAGACATTTTATATAGAAATTATATAGTTGAGAGCCATATATGGTTGTAGGTTGTTGTGAGCTTGTCCACCTCCTGTTCCTCCGTCAGTTGTTACACTTTCGCTTCCAGCAGTCAAATCCGCCCAACCTGTACCAGTACCACCAGTATTAGCAGATGCTGTTACTTGATGCGTATGTGTTGGTATTTGAGCCGTTGTCAAAGTATGAGTCTTTGCTCCCCCTGTTTCTCCGAGTGCGTCAAATTCAGTTTCCGCAGAGTTAAACCCAACGACAACTCTTCCCTTTAGATTTGGAATGTTAAATGTTGTCGTTCCGTCTCCAGATCCGTAAGTTGTTCCGATAACTGCAAACAAATTTGCGTATGTTGTTCGTGATACAGCATCTCCATTACAGATAAGCCAGTTAGTCGGAGCCGTTCCAGTAGTCCATATTCTAATCTCTCCAGTAATTCAAGGAATACCAACTACCGACCCCGAGAATGTAGTAGTTCCCGAGAATGTCTTGTTTCCTGCTATTGTTTGGTTTCCTGATAGCTTTACATTTTGAGCATCAAGAGTTGGCACACTTGTTTCGAGTGTCGCAATCTTGTAGGTATGAGATGTAGTAACAGCAGAGCCATCAACTCACACCTTTGCCTCGAGTGCTTCAATCGCATCGTTGTAGTCGTTGTGAAACTCACTATGAGTTCGCCCACCTACCTCCGTTTCAAGTGTCGTAGTAGTTGGATTTGTGATATTCGTAAATGTATCAATCGTGGTTGGAAATGTAGTTGCCATTTTGTTAAATTAAAGGTCTTGTTGTCCAATCGCTTCCATAGTAAGAAACGTCATATGGTGTACTCATATCATATGCAAAAGCGGAGTCATATCAAACGGTCACATCAATTCGTGTTCGTTTTTCCCATTCGGTCATGCTGACCATAAGAGGATACTCGTAATCATCGAGGATATAATCGTTGTTTTCCTGTCGTAGAGGCACATTTATCGGTGTTCGCATACTCCAATTGCTTCCGTCATACGATACATCATAAAAAGTGTTTGAATCAAACGAAAAAGCGGAGTCGTATCAGACTGTTTCATCTATCCGAGTTCTTTTATCCCAAGATGCTGTTGTGTTTATATTGTTTTTGCTCCAGTTGCTTCAGTAATATTGAACATCATAAGGAGTTTCTGAATTGTAAATAAAATCGGAGTCGTATCAAACCGTTTCATCTATCCGAGTTCGTTTTGTCCAAGATGTTGGCATTATGATTTTTTAGATTTTTCTTTTTTTGCTTCTGCCTTCTTATATTTTGCAGTTTCCATTTTTTCGTGATTTTTTGCTTTCTCCATTTTCTTATCCATAGAGTGGCTTTCAATCTTTTTTGGTTTTACTCCAGCTGTTGAGAGAGCAATAGCAATTATTTGCTTCATTGGTCGGACTTTTCATCCTGCCCCCTTTTCTTTCCCAGTCTTGAGATTGTCCTTCTTGAGTTCGGTAATGTTTTTCCCGATGTTCTTCTTTCATTTAAGTATTGGCATATATGGTATGGTTAGATTATTTAGTAATTTTTTAATACATACAATCAATCTTCTCATTTAGTTCATGGTAATAACTCAAAATCACTTTTACTTAATCAATAACGATTTAGAAACTCTTCCTGTGTATATCATTTTTTCATTCATTTTAATGCTTTACCGCTTGCTTCAAACTCTGTTTGTCGTATTCAATTTTTTTTATAAAATTCTATTGGTGTATAGCTTCAAAATTCAGTAGTTTCCATAGGTTTTTTTTCATAAATTTTAACTTTTTTTGCAACTTTTTCTTGAAATAATTTTGAGCCCTCTAATGGATATACTCTTCGGATTTCATCCTCAACACCCGCATTCTTTGCCCTCGCCATCGCGTCTTTCATCGTCTTTGCTCCCTTCATAGCCTGAAGTGCTTCTTTCGATAATCCTTTGACCTTTCCTTCTCCAAGTTTCTTGATAAAGGCAATGTCTTTGAAAGGGTTGCTAATAGTTTTGGTAGAAATTATGATTTTTTCCACATCAGCAGGATTTGCATTTTTAATTATACTTGATGCCTTTTCAATTATTTTCTTATCTGGATTTTTTGATAGAAGAGATTTTACTGATTCTTTTGCCATACCGTAAGTCTCGAGTATTCTTGCTGCAATTCATGGATGTGTTAATACAAAACCAAGAAATGCTCATACTGGTCATCATGTAGTAGTTCCTGCTATAATACCACCACCCTGACGAGCAATTGATCCAGTCTTAATTTCTCCAATTCCTTGCACTTCTTCAAAAGCCTTCAGAGCGTTGATTTTATTAGTAATTCATGGTAGTACTTTCTCAAATCTCTCTATCTTAAACTCTTTTCATTTTCAAGTAAGATTGTTGATACTACTTAACGCATTATCTTTTATATCGCCTTTTGCATCATAGATAGTGCTTTTAATTTTGTTTAGAAATTTTATTTCAGGAGCAAACTTTGCGTCTCTTTCTGCAAGTCCTGCAATTCGTGATTTTGCTAGGTCGTCTACAGATGAGCGTATCGAACGAACTGCTGCTTGCCCCTCACTACTAACGCCCTTGTCATAGGATATGGTAGAATCAATCTTCTTTCGCATAGCGAGAAGCTGTTTATCAGTAATATCGCCCTTGAGCTCATCAATATATTTTCGCACTTCATTTATTGCGTTTCTATCAGATATTGGAAGATCGATAGTATCAAGATCTTTTGTAGCAGAAGCAAAAGCCCTATTAAGGTCGTCAGTATTTGCTACTACTTTACCAGTCCGAAGGTCTTTATAAGACCTGCCAAGTTCCGACAAATCAGATAATCTAGTATCTAATGCGGATTTTGCCTCATCGAATATGGTTTCTCGAGTAATTTCGCCTGTTCGTGCCTGTTTGTAAATTTTTGGATTACTTTTTATAAATCCTTGCGTATCCCTAGAAAGTCCAGTTGCAACTGATATAGCGTACTCTGGTACATTTGCTATTGCATTTCCTGTGGCTACAGCACCGCTTTTAATTCCACTACCGACTGCCTTTCATGTAGAAACTGCTGTTTTTGCTCATTCTTGAGCTAGTGTTTTTCATGCCTGACTTCCTGCAACTCTGCTAACTCCAGCACCTCATAGGAAGTTTGCAAGAACTCCAGCACCAACTCCGATATTTGCTAGATTTCTTTGCTGTTCTGGACTTTGTGATGCGTAAAACTCTCTACCAGACTGTATGGCAGGAGCAACAGCGGAAGAAACACCAGCTTTAACACTCTCTGGAACAAATTGCTCGACTGATTGCCCGATTGCTCAAGCTACTGGAGAAAAGAAACTTTCTAAACTTCACAAACCTCATCGTACCGCCGCTTCAGGAAAAGTATATTTTCATTCTGCAAGACCAGTTCAGGCTTCTCATATCCTAGATATTCCAGACTGAAATGCTTCTGCTGTTTTTTGTGCAAAACCACTTCAAAATGATGGTTCAGAAATAGGCTGTTTTGTTTTGATTTCATCGTATCATTCGAGTTTGAAACCACCGTCAAGTAACTTTTGAAGCCCTGCCATTTTATCAGGTACATTTGCAAGAGCCTGTCGCACTTCTTCTTTTGTCAGAAAGTTATCCTGTGCCGTTTGTTTTGGTTGAAAATCAAACATAGAAGGTGCTGGTTTTGTCCTTCCTGCTTCGATAGCATTTCAAAGAAAATCGTATGCCATATTATTGTTGTAAGAGAGATCTAAGATATTCTTCGTTTGTTGTATTTATTCAAGTGTTTTGTGTTTGATAGAATTCAGGAAATATCTTTGGTGCTAAATCCTTTTTGAATCCAAGCTGTGTTTTTAATGTACTATCAACTCGATTTCTTGCAATAGACTCAAGATTATTAAGTATAGTCATATTGAGTGAGTCGATATTCTTGATATTTGGCATATTACCAAGCAATCGAGCAACTTCTGTGTCTGATGCTGCCGTTCCTGATATAGCTCTAATATAGTCAGCCACCAATACTCCGAGTTGGTTTTCAGCCTTTGCAAGAGTTTCATCTGTAGTTCTACCAGTTGCACGAGCTATTGTTTCTGCTAATCGTGTAAGAATTCCAGTTTCATTTCCTCATGCTTTATATTCTGAAAGTAATCATTTCAAGTTACTTAATCCAGTTATCAGACTTGCATTATCATTTACATCTTCGGAAACCCTTTTGTTCTCCATTAATTTATTTCTGAAGAGTTGATATACTGTTTGCTCATCTCAAGCATTTGCATATTTATTTATTGCATTTGTAAATGCTTTTGCGTCTGCATCTGAAAATCATGGTCATCGTGGTTGTGTATCGATAAGATATTCAGCAAGTTGCTTTAGTTCTGTTTTTTTAACTTCAGGCTTTCCTGTCATTCAGCTTATCGTTCCCTTTTGTATAGACTTCGCAAATTCCCCAGCTACTCCTTCAGAAGCCAATGCCTCTTCAAAAGATAATGGAGTTGCCCTTGAGAAGTTAATAGTATTTCCGTCTACAATTCCCGCATTTGATAGCTCATCATATAGTCAAGGACTTTCTTTTTTAATCTTTGCGAGTTGGAGCATATCAAGTTGTTCTGTTGTTAAATCAGAAACTTTGTCTGTGGTTTTTACACCTGCCATTCCTGCAACTTGTTTTGCATAAGCTGGTCATTCTTTAGTTCCTACCCAAGAAGAAAGCATAGATCCGACTGTAGAGTTTCCGTAAGTCTTCTCAAGCATAACACGCTGTGCTGCAATCCCGTCTTCAATGGAATTAAACTTCACATAGTTTCCTCCTTCTGCTGCTGGTCTATTAGTTCCCTTCTCAAATTGTATTCCTGCATCGGAAAGTGCTTTTGCTGTTCCTAGACCTTTGTCAAAATTCGCATTCCAAGTTATTCAGGCTGGGTTGTTATTCTTAAATGCTGCAACTCATGGATATTTTGTTGCGAGTCCAGTAAAGTCTGTTCCTCCCGGTGTATACTGTACTGTTCCAGTTCCCGCAGTTCCTGCAGTTGCTCCAGTTGTTGGAGGAGTAATTCAAAGTTTTATCAGCTCGTTATTAAATGCCTTCACTGATTGAGAAGCAGTAAATTCATTTTGGATATTTTGGTATTCTGTTTTTAATTCATTGTCATATTTTATTCTTTCCAAGTCATAAACATTTTGTATTCCTATTTTTTGTAGTTCTCGTATATATTTTTGAGTATCTTGGTCGTTTTGAAATCTTTGCTCAATATCCATCTTTTTCATCGCAAATGCCTCGTCTTGCTGTCGCCCGAATTGTGAGATAGCAAGGTTTCCGAGAAGGTCTTGTAGTTTGGCTTGTTTCGCTTGCTTTGCCTGTTGGTCTTGCGTGTAAAATCCGAATTCCTGTGTGGCTAGGTCGGTTTTGAATTTAATATCCGCACCAAGTGTAGTGAGTGAGTCGTTGAGGCTGTTTATTTGGTCGTTAATAGGCTTGCTTTCTCGTGCTGCGATAGCGAGAATGGTAGAAAGTGGCTCTCCTGCATACTTCTTCTTCAAATCCTCGACAAGCGACTCTCTTGCTCGTTCAAATTCCCTCTTTTGTGCCAACTTTTGGTTGTATTCCCTAGTTGGCTCGGTAATCTCTGGATTTTGTGATATAAAAGTGCGATATGCTTCTGCTGTGCTTCCGCTTGTATCCTGTTGGTTAAATAGGTTTGAAAGTTGTGTCGAGAGTTGCTCAAGTGGATCTACCTGTTTAGTCGTTCCAGTAACAAGAAACTCTCCTGTCTTGTTTATGTTGTCAATCTTTTTGAATTGGTCATATTTCGCCATCGCTTCTGCATAGACTGGTGTTCATCGGAGACTTTCCGCAACCTTTGTTGGGATACCATTCTTCATCTCGTTGAATAACTGCTCTGAAGAGAGTCCCTGATAGCGTGAGAGTCTTTCGTTCTCAAACTTTGCTTGTCGGAATGCTGGAGTGTTGGTAATCTTCGGATCCGTGATAGAAACTCCTGCTTGTAATTGCCTTCGTATCTCATCAGGGCTTTTTGGAGTGTTTGCAGTAAAATAAGTGTCGAGAATTGCCTTTTCTTCTGGTGGCTTTGTAGCATATCCTGTCTTTGCGTTGAACTTTGCTCTGTCGGTCAGCATTCCTGTATCTTCCTTCGCCATTATTCCTACATTAGCGAGCATTTGGTCTCGACTTGCTTGTTGGTCTACCTGTCCAAGCTTCTCTCGCCTTTGCGTGTCTGTCATAAACTCCGCTTTTGGTGCTTCTGCTTTTGGTGTAACTGGAGCAACTGGAGCGACTGGCTCTTTCATTATTTCAGGAACAACTGGTGTGGAAACTGGTGCAACCGGTGGAGCAACAGGAGCAACTGGCTCAACTGCTGTGTCCGCCTGCATTTGAACTGTTGGTGCTGCAGGATTTATAGCATCGACTGGAGGAGCAACTGGAGCAACTGGTGCTTGAGTTTGTGCAAAAGCCTGTTGATTTGCTAGATTTTTCGCTTTTAGGGCTTCGCCTTTTGTAGAGAGTGCCATTTAGTTCGGATTAATGTTGAAATCTGCTGGAGCCCAAAACTCAAAAGTTCAAGCAACCGATGTATCTATTGTGTATTTTACAAATTTAGGCTTAAATGCAAGCCCTTGCTTGTAACTGATTTTTGGCAATTGTGAAATACCTTGTTGATATGGTACTTCAAGTGATGGAGGAGTAAAGGTAACATCTACCCCTATATTTCCAACGGATTTGATTTGGCTTTCGTATTCCATTATGCTTTAAGGTTATCTTCGTAAATAAGAGTCGCTTCGTATACAATCGGTGTATATGCTCCGCTTGCGTTCAATACTATTCGGATTTCGCACTCGTGGAATACATTTACAGCGTTTCCTACTTCATTCTCGTATATTTTAGCAAAGTTTGTGGTGTTGTCAGTGATGGTTTTTATAAGAGTCCAAGCCCCATAAGTCTTGTTTCTCATATAGACCTGTATGCTTCCTCCGTATCCGAGAGTATTATCCAGTGAGTATGATACCGCAAGCATTCGGAAGTTCTTGACAGTCCAAATAACTCCGCCAGTGAGAGTGTTAGAAATCCATTCCCCTTGAGAGATATAGTTGGTGCTTAATTGCCTTCGCTTCTGTATCTTATATTGCTTATTTGCTACTGTTCCTGTCGTTCCCTGTACAAAGTAAAGGAAGTCCTCTGTTGGATAAAGGTTGTTGTACGATGCCTCTTCCGTTGCTACACTTGGAAGTATGGTTTCAATTTGTAGTCCGTTCGGAAATCCTGCGTTCTCTGATCCGTACGAAAAGATACAAGACTCTCGAACTGCTGTTTCCCCTTTTGCTGTGATATCGATGCTTCCCATAATGTAGAGAATATCCTTACACATCTTCATTCGTGGATAAAACCTTCGCCCCTTTCCTCCGACTGCTCCAGAGCGTACAATTTTACGGTCGTTTCCTGTTGCAATATAAAGGTCTGTAAACTCATCGTTCTTACCTGCAAGAACATAGTCAAAAGCCCCTGCGGATACTGCTGCAATTGGAGCGGAATTGTCCCAGTTCACAAAAGAAGTGGTTGTATTACTTGCTCCGTCCCAAGAATACTGTTTTCCTCCTCCTTCAATTCAGACCTTTGAGTATATTTTGAACTCTGTTGAAAATCGAGTCAAAGCTGTAATGTCTTCGCCTTGTCCGATAGTCAATAATACAGTTGCTGTTGTCGGAGATACTCCAGACACACTGTAAACCTTGTCGCCTACACCTACAAATACAGCCCCTGCTGCGTTTATGGTTGGTCGATATGCAGTTGTTCCAGATATACTTGCAACTGCTGTTGTATAAGTGTTAGTTCCAACCGCATATACATCGACAGCAGAGTTTCCAAATAGATAAACATAGTTGTTTCCTGCTATTACAATCTTCTGCCAACCTTTAATTCCTGCACTTACAGTAGCAACTAAAGAGCCATTAAGGAGAAATTGACCATTTGTTACATGTATCCAACCGCTTGCATTGGGAAACCAGTCTTCCAGTCGTTGCATTAGAGTTACATCTCCAGTATTTCCATTTAACGATGCAATATCCGTAGCCTGTTGTCCTATCAGTCTCATTCCTCGAACTTCTGCCTGCATATCTACATTCTTCGCATACTGAAATTGTCCTTTCTCCGCACCGAAATATCGGTTTTCAGATAAACCTGCGTAAAAATTAGCGAGTGTGATTTCTTTGAGAGCCATTATTTCCAATCATTAGAGGCTGTTTCTACTTCTTCAGGATAGAACATATGCACTGGTCATTCAGAACGCATGGCAAGGGCTTTAAATGCCTTCTGTTTACCTACTTCATAGTTGTTTTGATACTCTACAATGTCGTTGCTTGGTATTCCTTTGTCGAGAGCCATTTCGTAAGCGAGTCCGAACACGAGAACACGATGAAAGTCCACTGGTATTCCGATGTCTACCTCGACACTTGTGAGAGTATAGTCTGGAATTTTTCGTATTCCTGTCATTTTAATGGCACTTGGGATGTTTGACTGTGGTGTTGGTGCGATAAATATGGAATTGTCGGAAACATAGTAAATCGGATCGAGTTCGCTTTGATTGTTCTTGTAATAATCCCAGTCGAGTTCTAAATTCGCAGGATTTACGAGTTTAGCCTTTACATATTGAAGTGTTCCGTCATCATAAGTTGCTGTTCCATACGATATTGCAACAGTCTTGAGTGCTTTCGTACCATCAGAGGTGGAAGTAAGCGGAGGGAGCGTGTATTCAGCCTGTCCTGACACTGAAGATGTCTTCCATTCTTCCCAGTTATAATCCTCCTCGAGCCTTGATACAATCTCTGCCCAAAATTCGTCCTTGATTTCGTTCAAATCCTCCAATGCTTCAAGGTCAGAATAATTGGAGGTGGTGTATTTTGCTATTTTTCTCGCTCGGGAAATGATTTTTGCAACATTCATGATTAGACTGGTTTATATCGTGGGCTTCGTGCTTCTTTTGGTGTTACGAGCTTTATTTTACTATCAACTGAATCAAAAACAACTACTTGTGCAACTTCTGGTACAACTTCCGAAACTTCTTCTACTGTTTCTGCTGGTGCTTTCTTTTTGAATGTCATAATGTTGAGTTAAAGGATAGATACTGCCCTCCGAAGAGAGCAGTCGTCCATCATTCGACTATGCTTCAGCTGCTGCTGATTGAACACAGAGTCGTACCATTCTTTCTTTTCCTGATTCAGGAGTAACAATTCCGTATCGTGTAAGAACGGTGTAGTTTGTTACGAGTTTCTTTGGCTCTCGAGCATCTCGTACCTTGAGATTGTCTCGGAGTGCCATGTAGATTGCACCCTTTTCCATAATACCACAGTTGAGAGTTTCAGCAGCCCAGTCGTTTGACGCATTGGTCATAACAGATGAAGCGATGAGAGTTCCTCGTCGTGATACAACAGTAAGTTGGTCAGTTGTGTCGTTGTTTGTAGCAACGAGTCCTTCAAATCGAGAAGGGTCGTTTACTGCAACACCAGTTGCGGTAGTAGTTCCAGGAGCGTTGAGGAGAGTTGCAAATGAAGCACGAGTTGCGTCTACGCTTGCACCAATCAATACGTTTCCTGCAGTCGTTCCGATAGATGAAACGAAAGTGAACACTTGTCCGTTAATAGAAACAGTGTCTCCAGCAGTTGGTTGAGTTGCCATATCGAGAACTCGGCTAGCTGTAAGACATCCTGCAACGTAAACATCCATTCCAAGGAATCGTCCTCGATATCCACGAGCAACGCTGTTTTGGAATGCTTCGTCTGCTACTTGGAAACCAGTTTCGAGACCAAGAGTGTTGATAACATTCATAGTGAACGCATCAACCACAAGAGCCAATCGGCTACCATCTGCACCTGCATTGAGGAGAGAAGCTTGTGAGTTTCCGAATACTGCTGAAACATTCTGTGAAGCACCAGTTGTAAGTGCAATTGGAGTAATTGTTCCAGTGTTAGCACGAAGACCACCGTTGTCGTAAACGAAGTTTGCGTTAAGGATCTGATTAAGGAAGTCTCCATCGAGTCGTTCCTTGAGTTTTACACCACCTTGTCGGATTGCGTTTGGAGTGATGTTAATGTAGTTGTCTTCTTCATCAAGGTCATCCATTGAGAAGGTAACAACTGCATTAGTTGTAAGTGTCAGAGTGTCGCTTGCAGTTGTGAGGTCTGCGAAAGTGAGGTCTGTGTACTTGGTGTAAGTCTGAGTAGACTGAAACGCAAGTCGTGGGATGTTGAGAGTAGTTCCGTCTGGAATAATTTTCATGGTTGCGAGATCCATAGCAACGAGAGATTTCTCGAGAACTGCTTGAATACCTTTTTCCCAATGTTGTCGGACTACTGAATTAAATGAATTTGCCATAATAGTTAAATTAAATACTTATTTTAACTTTGGCATGCCTATTAGAAACCGTACTTTTTTTGAGCCCACTTCGAGTATTGTACCTTGTCGAGCTTTAGTGCTTCTTCCTCATTCATATCTTCCAGTTTCTTTTTTGATGTTACTGGCTGTGATTTTGTAGAGAATTCCGTCTTTGTACCGCTTTCTTTTGGCATTTTCGCCTTTAAGAATTCCCAAGCATCTTTCCTGTCCATTCCGCTGTACTTTACAGTAAGAGCGTTAATTTCATCGAGATGTTCTTCGGCATCAGGGTTTCGTGCAAGGAATATCTCCTGCTCCAATCGTTCGACACGCTTCAATTCTTTCTTTGACTCTGCGATGTCGGGATTGGTTGATTCCCATTCTTCGAGACTTGCTTCGAGTTCTGCAACTCGTTTTTCTAGCATCTCGGCTTTCTTTGCCTTCTCCGATACTTTCTTCCAATTAGATTTATTCTTCTTGGCTGTATCGTCTTGTTCTTCTTCGGTCTCGTTAAGTTCGACCGTTTCGTTGGTTTCGAGGGTTTCCTCGGAGCTTTCGAGCTCTTCTATTTCTGACATAGAATGAATTGGTTATGCTCATATGAGCTTGGAGTAAATCTCCAATGATAGCCCACCAAAATGGGCTACACATCGGGTATTTAATACGCTGACTTCACTTCAGGTGCTTCTGTTACTTTCTCGTATGAGTTGATGGTCTGTTGTAACCATACTTTTACGGAGAGTCGTAGTGCTCGATCATTCTTCGCCATATCTATTTCGGAGAAAATAGGAGCGTCATATCCTGATTCAATTCTTTCCATTGCTTGCTTGCGATATGCTTTTGCTCCTGCTTCCAGTTTGTTTCGAAAGATAACGCAACCGATAGATTCATCGGTAAGTCGTTTGATAGTTTCCTGCATATAGTCGTATGTCTCAAGGTCTCGGTCAAACTGTGATTTAACTGGATCTACTGGTCAGTAGTTTTTTCTTAGCATTACAAGTTCTTCAATTTTAGACTCTATTGCAATCGCTGATTCTGACAACTCTTCTTGGTATTTTGTCCAGAAGTCGGATAGAGCGAAACGATTTAGTTCGAGTACAATCTTTGCTTTCTCGCTATCCGTCAAGTCTTTATATTCCTTCTCAAGAATATCCGTCGGGAGTTCTTCGATGATTTCATCCATAGATAAAAAGGTTATTTATTAAGTGATGTTGATTCTCCTCAAAGTTGCCCCATTGCTTGGCTTACAATCTGTCCATTTCCTTCTGGTGCTACACTTTGCTGTCCGCTCTCACTGTAAGCGGTCATGTGTGCCATCTTATGCATTATCTGTGCTTCTGTCAAGATACTGTCGCCCATCGTTAAGAGGTGTGTCAAATGGTCATCGGTTTCTTTGATTTCTACAAATATATTCTTCTTAAGCATTTCGTTTTCCATTTCTTGCTCCATTTCCTGTGGAGTCTTGGCGATAATGTTCTCGACTACATCAGAAGGTACTTCGCTGTAATTACCGAACTCTCGGAGAGCCACCAGTTTTGATATGGAGGAAATGTCAGGATTGTTTTGAATAAATGCGTAGTAGTTCGCAAAGTTTACTCGTGCTCGGTTTTTCTTGGTTTCGGTTTGTGTAGAGCTTTCGATGTCGATCGAGAGGTTTCCATCGATGATGAAGTCTTTTCGTTTTAAATCTACAGGCAAGGTTTGAGTTCCTGATGAAGCAAATACAAGTTTTGTGTCAGCGTTCGTAAAGTTCTCGTAGTATCCATAGAACCATTGTCGAACAAGTTGCTCTTCCCCTATCAAATCCACTTCCTCGTTGAGAGAGATAAGAATATCGAGAGAGTCCATAATAAGACTGTTGGTCTTGGCTGTCTCTCGTCTTTCAGGTGTTGAGCCTCCTGCGATTGCTCCGATTCCCATACTCTTCTCGAGTTGGTTGTTCAGAGATTGCTCGATTGCAAAGGTGGTATCAATACGCAAATCCTTTTGGATAGGTGTAACGATGTTGTTGAGATTAACTTGTGGTCAATCAATCCCTGTTGATACTGGAATACCTTTGTTAAATCCAAATGAAAGGTCTTTTCCGCTAACATAATCCTTGTTGTAGAGATACATCGGATAAAGTTCCGCTTGTGCTTTCTTGAGTCGGAGGTTTGAGAGTTTGCTTTGAGTGATTTGTACATCTCGAGCGTAGTTTGCTGGTCGGTCTCCGCAAGGAATATCAGGAATTGGCTTCCAGAAGTAAGATACAACTGGAAACTTGATTGCTTCCTCGTTCTCTTCTTGAATTGCATCTCCTGCTTTTATCAAACCTGCCTTTATGATAACGGTACCATTATTTCCAACCATAACATATCCCTTCTTCCCGTTGAAAGTGTCAAAGTGTAGATAAATGTCATACTCGTTTTCATTGCGGTCTGGCATCAAATCCTTTTCCTCTTGTGTCTCTCGCTTCCATCGTAAAGCCCCGTCTTCCGCACTTTCTCCTGACATAAGGTCATCGATATTCTCGTATCCTTCTGACTCGAGTTGCTGTCGGTTTAGGATTCGGTCGAATCAGATAAACTTGTAGTTTCCTCCAAAATAATCTCCGCAAGGATCCATTACTACATTCA